GAGATGACACGGAAAGTTCGGATCAGGTTCGCTTGGCTAACCGTGAAAACCCGCCTGCTGGTGATCTTCGAGGCGCTAAATCCATCAAGTCTTCCCCCGGTGCCATTTCGGACAATAGCCGAGAGCCGGACAAGAAGATGTCAATGAGAGACATGCTCGAAGAAGAAGCCCGAAAGCTTCGCAGAGCCTAGCAGGAGATAAAGACAAATGGCCCCGATTGTTTCGGATCGTCAGTATCGTCAGCTTCTCACCGCCGCCGTAGCACGGCGTTCGCGTGAGGTGCAGGACATCGTTTACAATTCCACGCCGCTTTCTCGTATCCTCCGGGAGCGTGGCGGCATCCAGACAAAGCGTGCGGGCGGGCCGGAACTTCGTGTTCCGATCATGTTCGACAAGCTCAATGCGCAGTGGTTCACTGGCTACGACAAGATCGAGATCACGCCGAAAGAATTGCTCAATTCTGCGGTGTTTAACTGGTCCCGCGTCGTTTCCATGTTCTCCCTGACCGGCACGGAACTTCTCTATACCCGTGGTCAGGAAGAAGTTATCGACCTGATGCAGACCTACCTTAACGCGGCTGAAATGTCCGTCAAGGAAGAGTACGAAGTCTCCCTTATCGGTGACGGTACGGGTCAGGGTGGTCGCCAGCTTATCGGTCTTGGCGGAGCTATTCCAATCATCCCAAATACTGGCGTTTACGGCGGCATTGATCGTGCAACCGTTCCCGCATGGCGTACCTCCACCTTCGACATTCCGAATGGCGATGTTGCAGGATACACCACTTGGGATTCCACCACGGTCCGTCCTATCATCGACCGTATCACGCTTGCCCGTTCGCGGAATGGCCGTTATGCAGACCTGCTGATTGCGGATGCTCTCTCCTATGAGCCTATCGCTTCCAGCTTCGTTGCCCACCAGCGTCTGGGTTCGGAACGTCTTGGCCGTCTTGGCTTTGCCGGTCTTACCTACATGACGCCTGCTGGTCCGGTTGATATCGTCGCTGCCGGTGGTATCGGTAACGTCATGCCGACCAACACCGTCTTTGGTATCGACAGCGAAGGTCTCGCGCTCTACACCTTCCCAGGACAGGAATTCGTTCCATTCCATCCCGGCGACGGTATGCGCCCGATCAACCAGGATGCGATGGCTCAGGGCATCGTGTGGTCCGGTCAGTTGGTTCTTGAGAACCCGCTGTTCTCGTACCGTATCATCACGGCTTAAGGCAGAGGAGACAAGAACATGCCTACTTCTATCCCATTCCGCACTACTCCCCAGCTTGGGCCGCAGCTTGATGACGTATTCGTTGGTCTCCCCTACTGGGATCTGACGGGTATTCAGGGTGTAACGCCCCTAACTGCTCCGGTTTCTGGTGTATCGTCTCCGTCCTACCGCCTTGGCAACAAGGAAGTAGGGAACGACGGCGCTGACTACCTCTGGGTGCAGGCGTCTGCCGATATCGCCGCCGGCGGTGCCGGTGGCACCGAACTGGCTATTACCCTTCCGGGGTTCACGGCTGCTGCGGGTACTCAGGGCTGGTTCGCTCCTCCGTCCACGGCGGTTGTGGCGGGGTCTTATTTCCACGCTCGCCGTGGTGCCTACGGTTCGGTAACTGAACCAGTTACCTAAATAAACAAGGGGGAGGCTTTCGGGCCTCCCTTTCTCCCGCAATCCCTTTCTCAGACAAAGGAAAACACCCACAATGGTTCAAGTAGCAGAAATCGACGTTCGCGACATTACCGTTACCCCGGTATTTCGGTGGATGGATATCGAGAATATTCCGAAGTCCGAATCCGCAGGCCATCTGGTCAAGGAAAACCGCGAAGTTGTGCAGGTTCGCTTTGCCGGTTCCAACAACTATTCCCCCATTTTCCCTGTTAATGCGTTCTGGAAGCGTGAGGGCAACAACACCATCACCTATGCCGAGCGTTGGTCTGACCAGTATCGACAGTTCAAGGAAGGCAACCCGCAGGAAGCGTCCGGCACTCCCTTGGAGATGCTGCGTTCCCATGGCGTCACCCCGGAGCAGCTTTCCCTTTGCCGTGCCATGAAGGTGTACAGCATTGAGGCACTTGCGGCTCTTGAAGGCCCCAACCTGAAGAATCTGGGTATGGCCTCCAATTCGCTGAAGGCGATGGCGCAGAAGTTCATTGAGGACCGGAGCGGTGGCGCTGGTGCATTGGCCCGTATTGCCGAGCTTGAAGCGCAGATTGCCGCCATGCGGAATGTTGTGCCGCTGGATGAAACGCCCCCGGAAGAGGCTCAGGAAGTAGTAGAGGCCGTGGACGAAATGATGTTCGGCGCTATGACTGAAGACGAACTACGGCAGCATCTTTTCGAGGTTACGGGCACCAAGCCGGATGGTCGTTTGGGTCATGCAGCACTGGTGAATCTGGCGAAGGGTCTTTAACAGGTGACCATCCTATCCGCAATGCAATCCGCAGCAATGAGACTGGTGGGCCAACGCCCATCAGTTTTTTTCGCGTCCTCAGAACAGTTTGAGCTAGAGCTTGTTGATCTTATCAACGAGGCGGCGGTTGACATTGCGAGGTATACGGACTGGCAGGGGCTTATTTCCATTGCCAACTTGACGGGCGATGGCGTGTCAGAGGAATTCGCACTACCTGCCGGTTATGACCGTATGATGTTAACGGCGGATGTGCAGGATCTCAACAACTGGGTTTGGGGCTATTGCCGAGCAGACTCTATCGACCAGTTCCTGTGGATGAAAGCCCGTGGTTGGGGTCCGTTTCCGGGTACGTGGATAATCTCGGATAACAAGTTCCAGCTTTACCCTGCCCCCGCAGCGGGCCAGCTTGCCACGTTCCCATACATCAGCAAGAACTATGCCCGTGGGGACGATGGTACTCCTAAGCCTGAGTTTACCGCAGACACGGACACGTTTGCCATCAATGGCGGGGAACGTCTCCTGACGCTGTGGCTTGTCTGGCGCTGGCGTGAGAACAAGAAACTGGACGCTACAGGCGATCAGGAGAACTTCGTTAAGGCACTGGATGAACTGGCAGCGAAGGACCGTGGCTCTAGGGTTTTCCGGTCCCGCGTTGCCAGGAATTTTGGGAATGTCAGGACTAGCTGGCCGTGGTCGTTGGGTTAGGTCTTATTCTCTGTAGTTCCTGCTGCCTCCCCCTTGCCACTACAAGCATTTCCTTACGGAACTGGGTTTCTGAAATTTTTCCGTTCCGGTAGTCTGCTCTGATATTTCCCTCTGCTATATCGATAATTTCAAGATAAGATTGTTCCATATTATTCATCCTTATAGACCGGGTAATTGCTTGATAGGAACGCCACCCCTTAGTGACAATATCTTTCCTTAACTGAGATATTTGCTCGTCAGTGAACCACGATAATGACTTGTAGTGCAATTCCTCTGATAGGGAGTCGATAAATCCAGAAGCGTCATATTCGTTATTGAAACGGTTTATTTGACGCTCATTTCTCCGCCTTCTTTCATTCATCATTGCTCTTTCTCCCCTTATACTATTGCAGTCTCCCACTTATCCCTCAAGATAAATGACAAGTCAACCCCCATACGCTATATTCCCCTAACCACAGGGACACAGCACAACAATGTACAACCGCCCCCAACTCGCGCCACGCCGCCCATCGCCCCGCATGTCGGAGGTGAAGAAGTTTGACGCGCCGATTGGCGGGTGGATATCTAACCGCTCTCTGTCCTCGCCAATGCAGCAGGGGCAGCAACAAGGCGCGGCGGTTCTAGACAACTTCTTCCCGACATCCACGACGGCTATCCTGCGTAGGGGCAAGGAACTGTACGCTACGCTAGGCGAAGGCACAGAAGCGGTAACATCGATATTCTCCTACCTCAACGGCCTGAACCGCAAGCTGTTCGCCTCTACCGAGACCACCATCTACGACATCACGTCCGTTCTCTCTCCCTTTAACTGGACGCTTGCCGACAACAACGGCGACACGCTGGCCACTGAGGATGGCGACACGCTGGGCGTTGCGTCCACGTTCAACAAGGAAGTCTTCGAGAACGCGCTAGGCGGCAACTGGGTAACTGTGCAGTTCGCCACGACGGGAGGCATATTCCTGCTAGGCGTCAACGGGGAGTCGGAGGGTTTTCTATACGATGGAGCCGCATTCTATCCATATGTAGATGGCGGCGTGTCTGCCCTATCCTACGACGCAGGAACGGCAGACTTTACCGTTGGTTCGGTACTGACTGGCGGCACGTCAGGAACAACCGGAACGATCTACGAAATCATTCCATCCGGTACGCCGGGTGAGGGCGCTTTGCTGCTCACTGGCATCACGGGTGGCGGCTTTGACGATAACGAGCTAATCACGGATGCCGATGGAGGTTCGGCAACATCTGCCGGTACGGACACAATCGTAGCCCCCGGCATCACGTTTCCAGGTTCACTGACATCTGCCGATATGTCCTATGTGTGGGTGTATAAACAGCGCCTTTGGTTCATCCAGAAGGACTCCCTAAACGTCTGGTACATGGATAATGTGGATTCAGTTGGCGGGACACCTGAGATTTACCCATTGGGCGGTATCATGCCGCGTGGCGGGCATGTCATATGGGGTCAAACATGGTCACTCGACAGTGGCGCTGAGGGCGGGCTTTCCAGCCAAAATGTCATATGTTCTTCAGAGGGTGAAATATCCGTATTCCAAGGCGGTTGGCCGGAAGAGATGCCGCTGGGGTCATGGCGAAATGTTGGCGTATACCGCGTCGGCACACCATTGGGCAACAAGGCCCATTTCCGTGGCGGTGGTGACATCGCGGTGGCCACCTCTGTGGGACTGGTGCCGCTGTCTAAGGCAATTTCACTGGACGTTACCGCCCTATCCCCCGCTGCCGTGTCCTACAACATCCAGGATGCGTGGCAGGCGGCTGTGGATGGTCGCGGCTTGAACGGTTGGCAGTGTGAGATCTGGCCAGAGCGCAAGATGACTATCATCAGCCCGCCCATCACCATTGGATCATATGACCCCGTTCTATTCATCGTCAACACCGAGACGGGCGCATGGTGTCGCTATACGAACTGGGATGCCCGCGCCATGGAGGTGTTTCAGGGTCAATTGTACTTCGGAGGCCCTGACGGCAAGATCTACCGCGCCAATGTCACTGGCACGGATGAAGGCGCGACATACACGGGCATCTACATTCCGCTGTTCGATGACTTCGGTTCGCCGTCTAACAAGAAGGTTCCAAAGCTTGGGCGCGGTACGGTTCGCGCCCGTAGCAGGGTGGAATACTCGCTGCGATTCAAGGGAGACTTTAACCTTGACCCCGGCGCTCCACCGACTGCTACGCCGGTAGACGGTTCCAATAACTGGGGGACCGGCATCTGGGGGCAGGCCGTATGGGGCGGAGAGTTGCCGAGTGAGGTGTCAGGCGGGTGGAAATCCGTGGGGGGCACAGGCTACGCTTGCTCTATGGCGTATCAGGTCACGTCGGGTTCCTCCGTGGCGGTTGATGCGGAGATCGTGCGGTTGGAACTAACCTACACCACCGGAGAAGTTACATCTTAACGCCAGTCTACCACGGCCCCGAATCCTCCCCTGCTGAAAACCAAGCGGTAGGGGAGTTCGTATCGCAAGGCATATACGGAATCCCGGATGCTTTCGAGAAGTATTGCACGATGGCTGTTCTGTCCCCCTCTGGCGAATTGATAGCAGGAACCGTCTACCACAACTGGCACCCTAACGAGGGAGTGATTGAACTATCCTCATTTTCCATAAGTAAAAGATGGCTGACACGGCCAGTTATACGTGCTATGTTCGCTTTGCCATTCGTGCGTCTGGGCTGTCAATTGGTTGTTTTGAGAGTCTCGGAGCGCAACAAGTCAATGTGCGAAATAGCCCGAACATTCGGTTTTACAGAAGTCTACATCCCGCGCTTGCGTGGCCGGGATCATGGCGAATTCATCTTTTCATTCACGGATGACCAGTGGGCGGTTTCCAAATATAACAAGGAGGCCTGATATTGGGCAAGCGGGCGCCTAAAGCACCAGACCCTAACGCAACAGCAGCAGCACAGGGTCAGTGGAACTCATTCACGGCACAGCAGCAGCAGGCCATGAACATGGTCGGGCAGAACTCCCCATGGGGTTCTCTCGCTTATAACCAGACAGGCACACAGACAATCATCGACCCTAACGGTAAGCCCGTACAGGTTCCGATGTATACGGCCAACACGACGCTGACGCCCGAACAGCAGAAGATCTACGACCAGACGCAGGCGGCAGACCTTAACCTTGCCACCATTGCCAATGAGCAATCCGGCAAGATTGGGCAAATCCTCAATGATCCGTTCTCATTCGAAAACTCGGATGCGGAACAGTGGGCCTATGATCTGGCATCCCCGCGCATTCTTCAGCAGCAGGGACAGAACCAGCGCCAGCTAGAGTCCCAACTGGTCAACTCCGGTATTCGTCGCGGCACCCAGGCATGGGATTCCGAGATGGCCCGCCTGACGAACGCCAACAGCGATCAGCTAAACCAGTTGGCGCTTACGGGCCGCGGACAAGCGTTCTCTGAGGCATTGGCAGAACGTAACCAGCCGCTCAATGAAATTATCGGCCTTATGTCCGGTTCGCAGATCCAGAATCCCAACGCCACCTTTGCGCAAACTCCGCAGTCTCAAGTTGCCGGGGTGGACTATTCGGGGTTGGTGCAGAATAAATATAATGCCGATGTGCAGCAATATAATGCCCGCACGGGTGCGTTGGGTGGTCTATTCGGCGCTGGCTTGTCTCTGTTCTCTGACGAACGACTTAAGACGGATATTCGTCGCATCGGTTCAACGTATGAAGGACAGCCGATCTACACATATCGATACAATTCGGGCGGTCCTATCCAGATGGGCGTAATGGCGCAGGAATCTCCCGCAGAGGCGGTCTCCGTCGATCCTGAGAGCGGCTATCTGATGGTTAACTACGGCAGGGTAAAGTAAGTATGGTCGGAAACCTCGCACCACTCATCCCTGCCATTTTTACCGGCCCTAATGGTGAACGGCTGACCGCTGATCAGATCAAGCGCAGGCAGGAGATTGCTGAATCCCTGATGGCGCAGGCCACAGACACGTCCCCGAATGCAGGAGGGTGGGCGTCTATCGCTGCCAAGGGTCTTGCAGGTTTTCAGGCTGGCCGGGAGCGTCGTTCCGCTGACAATGCCGCTGGCGTTAATGCTGCCGCTTCCGCCGCTAATATGCGCGGCCTTCTAGGCTCCTTCCTGGGAGGCTCCCCTGCCGCCGCCACGGCCATTCCCGCCGCTGCCTCAACGGGCGTTGGTGCGGAGTTGGCGGGTACTTCGCCTAACCCTGTGTCTGCTGTAGACATCTCAGGTGACAAACAGACGTTTGTAGCTTCGCTTCTCCCCGCCGCTATCGAGGAAAGCAAGCGCACTGGCGTTGACCCACGTATTATTGTAGCGCAGGCAGCGCAGGAAACAGGATGGGGTCGCAGCGCACCTGGGAATAACTATTTCGGAATTAAGAGCCACGGGCAAGACGGCGGAAATAGCCTGATGACGAATGAAGTCATCGACGGTAAGACCGTTCGCATCCGTGACAGCTTCCGGCAGTTTGGAAGCCCGGAAGAGAGCGTCCGGGGATATGGCGACTTCATCCTTCAGAACCCACGGTATCGGCCGTTGCGTGAGGCGCAAGGATTGGATGCACAGCTAGAGGCTTTGCAGGCTTCCGGCTATGCCACAGATCCGGATTACTCCCGTAGTGTTGGCGCTATCGCCCGTGGTATCCAGCTTCCAGAATTTGACGGTGGCCGGTTTGCAGAGACCGCCGCTGTCAGTGACCCAAATAGCGTGGCCGCAGCACTAGACCAGCAAGCAATGGTTCCGCCATTGCCAGCGCCTACAGAAGTGGCATCCTTGCCAGTTGCAGGCTATCAGGACACCATCTCCTCGCCCAACGCCAGTCCCGTTGCCTCCGCCTTGGCCGCACAGCCAGCACCTGCTACAGTTCAGCCACAGATGGCACAGGCCACAATGCCACCCATCAATCCTGCTGTTATCGAGACGCTGACAAGCCCGTATGCTTCCGACGATGAAAAGGCGGTCGCGCAGGCGATGTTGGGGCAGTATCAGAGCCAACAGCAGGCAATGGAGAAACGTGCGTTGGCAGAACAGCAGCGCGCCGCTGAGATTGCGCGTAGGCAGCAGATCGCACAGCAGGCGGGGATTGATCCGAACTACGCCAGTGATGATGACATTTGGAAAGCCGCTGCCGGTAATATCTTTGCACCACCGTCTACTTCAACAGTAGAGGGTGCGGTTATCGATAACCGTACAGGACAGCCGATTTATCAGGCCCCGCCGCAGAACTACCGGCAGGTTTACGGCGATGAAGCCGCAGCAATGGGCCTTGATCCGTCCAAGGCTTACAACGTTGGCCCGAATGGTGAAGTGCGTCCGATTGGCGAAGGTGGCGTGACGGTCAACAATAACATGGGCAGCGACAAGTTTGGTGAGGAATTCGCCAAACTTGATGCCAGTTCGCTAAACGCGGTTTCCACCTCTGGGCTAGCCGCACAGCGTAACCTTGGGCGTATTAACCAGCTAGAGGAGTTGCTTGCTTCTAGCCCCACAGGGCTTGCGGGAGCGGCTGCCCAGCGCGCCGGTGAGTGGGGCATCAATACGGAGGGTCTCGACACGCTTCAGGCTGCACAGGCCGCGATCAACTCACTGGTTCCAGAACAGCGCCAGCCGGGATCTGGCCCTATGTCTGATGCCGACTTGGCACTGTTCAAGCAGTCCCTTCCGCGCATCATCAACCAGCCGGGAGGCAACCAGCTTATCATCGGAA